ATTGGTCATAATATGGCATATGTTGGTAATGGTAAAGAGACTACTAACGATCCTAACACTGTTGTTCAAGGAAACGAAGTTACCGAACTAAACAATGCAAAAGTTAGATATAACACTATAGATCACAAAGGAGACTTTAGAGTTGGTGATTTATTTCATGTTGATCAGCAAACAGGCGCAGTAACATTTAGTCAAAGTGATGTTAACATTGCAACTACTAATGGTGTTTCAATTACAACTAACGGAAGTACTACAACAATAACCGGTGAAAGAATTGACACAGGTAATTTACGTATTAGCGGAAATACTATTGAAAGTTTAAGCGGAGAAATAAATTTAGAAGCAGCAAGTGGAGTTGTTAATGTAGACTCTACAGGAGCATTGAATCTTCCAAAAGGAACAACAGCAGACAGACCTGTAACTCCGCAGACAGGAATGATACGCTATAACACAGATACTAATTTATTTGAAGGATATGACGGAAACTGGATTGCATTAAACGGTGTCTATGATTTAGATTATAATACATATATAACAGCAGAATTAACACCGGGAGCTAACGACGACACTATTAGATTTTATTCAAATAATAGTCTTGTAGCTGATCTTGATAGTACTAGATTACGTATAGATAATTTACAAGTTGATGATATAAACATTAATGGAAACACTATACAAACAACAACAGCAAATACAGATTTAATTCTTGACGCTAACGGAACTGGTAGTGTTGTTATTGACGAACTAGCTTTTAAAGACAATACTATAATAAATAGAACAGTAGACGGAATAACTTATCTAAGAAATACAGGATCCGGATATGTTAAATTAGAAGGAACAGACGGAGTTGTTGTTCCAGCAGGTGTAGATGCCGAACGTCCTGGTTTTGGATATAGAGAAACAGGCATGATACGCTGGAACACACAGCAAAATTTCTTAGAAGTGTTTGACGGCACAACTTGGGGATCAGTAGCAGGACAAGCAGCAGGTATTTCGGTAGCTAGAGCAGAAGAGCTTGCATTAGAATATGTATTAGTTTTAGGATAACGATATGGCAACACTATTTAGAAATAAAGCTATTAAAGATGTAGGACTTGTACCTATAGAAGTAATAGAAAACAATGCAGCAACACAATCAACAGTAATTGGCGCTGCACTAACTAACTTAACAGAAGATGCAGTTTATGCAAGTATGTTAATTCAAGATGATACAAGTGTTACAGCATACTATCTTAAAGATGTTATGATTCCACCGAATACAACATTAAAAGCTGTAAATGGCGGCGAAAAATTAATTGTTGCACCGTCGTGTTCATTGTATATCCAAGCAGATATTGATGAAGCATTAGATGCTGTGTTTAGTTATGTGGATATTGTATAAGGAATAAATTATGAGTAATTACTATGTAGGATCAACACCAGAAAACATTATCAAAGACTTAACAGCAAAATATCTTTATGGGTTGCGTAGAACAGACGATGGAGAGTTATTTTTAGGAAAGCTCAATCAAATGAGCAAAGACGATAGTATCACTATTAATAATCCTGGAAATCAAGTTGATAACTTTCCTAATTTTGAAGAAGGACAAGACTTTTTCGAAGGCAGAGATGTTAAACACAACACTGTTTATAAAAATTTAAATTACGAACAATTTAGATGGGACGATAGAAACATTTATTATTATGTTGACGATGACGGACAGTTAGTAGCAAGAGTAAACCAAAAGTACATCTATGATGAAAATTCATCTAGTACAGGATTATAAGAGTAGGATTTAAAATGGCAGACTTTAATATAGATAGAATTAAATTTAGATGGAAAGGTACATGGGCCGAATCTACTAGTTATATTGTAGATGACGTAGTTCTTTATAACGGTAGAGCATATGTATGTACTAGTGTACATACCTCAGCTGCATCTTTTTATACTAACGAAAATAATTGGGAGCTAATGCTCGACGGTTATGAATGGAAAGGTGATTGGACAACTAGTACATTTTATAGCTTAGGAAACATTGTAAAATATAATGGATATGTTTACAGATGTATAGAACAACATACAAGTACTGTCTTAACAACTTTAGGTCTGCCAACTGATATAAGCAAATGGACACTTGTAGCTACAACACCAAACTGGACTAGCGTTTGGACTACATCGACATATTATAATTTAGGTGATGTAGTTAGATACAACGGTAACGTATATATTTGTAATACAAAACACCAAAGTAATTCCGTTTTATTAAACGGTCTAGAAGCAGACGAAACAAAATGGAATATTGTATCAGCTAGTGACAATTGGAAAGCCGATTGGCAAACAGGAACTAGGTATATTATAAATGATGTAGTTAAATATGGCGGCATTGTTTATAGATGTACACAAGATCACTCAGCTGCAGGCGATGTTGTAGACGGACTAGAACTTGATTCAGACAAATGGGAAATTGTAAATTCTGGAATTGAATTTAAATTTAATTGGGCACAAGGTGTAAGATATAAACTAAATGACATTGTAGATTATGGTTCAAGCCTTTATATATGTAATGACGATCACGTTGGCACTACATCGTTTCAAACTGACGAATCTGAAGGCAAATGGAGTTTATGGTTACCTGGATTAGGTTTTGAAAGTGTATGGGACGCAGGAACACATTATACAAAAGGTGATTTAGTTTTATACGGAGGTTATACCTACGCAGCTCTTCAAAACAACACTGGATCTGCTCCAAGTGCAGACGGACTAATACAAAACACAGGCAACTGGGAACTAGTAACTACTGGATACAAGCATGTTGGTGAATGGAATACTACAACAAATTATAAAACTGGCGATGTTGTAAGACACGGCGGGAACCTTTATGTTGCAATTTTAGATAGTACTAACAGCAATCCTAACAGTAATCCACTAGACTGGACAGAACTAATCACAGGTAAAAAATATAGATCGTCTTGGGATGGTACAGATGATACACTGTATAATATAGGAGACATTGTACTTGATAAAGGAACATCTTATGTTTGTATAGGCACTCATACGTCTACTGATACTAATGCTAGACCGAGCGTTGATGTTGCTGGTTTAGGATCATATTGGGAAATACTTGTACAAGGTTCAACAACCAACGTACTTTCAACTCCAGGTGATATACTTGACTGGGAAAGCGGTGCAAAAAATCCTGTGCCTATTGGTTCACCCGGCGAAAGTTTAAAATCTAACAGTGTAGTGCCAAGATGGGGAAGTTTTGGTCAAACTCCTAAAGTATATTTTGTATCAACTCAAGGAACAGACGATTTAGGATTTGGCCTAACAGAAAATGCTCCGTTTAGATCTGTAAAGTATGCGTGTGATTATATTTTACAAGACCAAGCTTCAAGAGCACCTGCTACAGTTTATGTGAAAACTGGATTTTATGAAGAAATATTGCCAATACGTGTTCCTGCAGATGTTGCAGTAGTCGGTGACGAATTACGTAGTACAATAATTAGTGCAGCATCTGAATATGAACAATCAGATATGTTTTATGTTAGAAATGGTAGCGGAATTAGAAATTTAACACTACAAGGACTTTCAGGAGTATTAGGATCACCTAACGAATTTTTAACTAGTCGTCCAAGTGCAGGTGCATATGTGTCGCTTGATCCAGGAACAGGAACAGACGACCAAAGTGTATGGATTACTAGTAAATCGTGTTACGTTCAAAATGTAACAACATTTGGTACAGCATGTGTTGGATTAAAAATCGACGGATCTCTACACAACGGCGGCAACAAATCAATAGTTGCTAACGATTTTACACAAGTGCTAGACGACGGTATAGGTGTATGGGCAAACAATGACGGGTTATCTGAACTTGTATCTGTGTTTACGTACTTTTGTCATATAGGATATTTGTGTACCGACGGCGGAAAATTACGTGCAACTAATGGTAATAACTCTTACGGAACATATGGTTCTGTTGCAGAAGGATCAAAACAAAACGAAGATATTATTACAGCAGTTGTTAACAATAGAAACAACGAAGCACAAGTTGGAATAGTTCACAACAACGGCAATGAAATACTTGCAGTAGGTTATAGTCATGGTGGCCAAAATTATACATCAGCTACTATGACTTTTGTAGGTTCGGGCATTGATGCTGCTGCTACAATGAATTTTGTTAATGGCGGTGTAAGCAATATTAGAATAAAAGCAAAAGGCGATTCAACAATACCAGGCGGAATAAACTATACTCACGTTACAGGAACTGCACAAACGGGTGATGCTACTTCTATTACTATTGAAGGCGCAGACTTAGAAGATGACAATACTGTTTATGAAGGTTTACGAATTTTTCTTACAGGTGGTAGAGGTGTAGGACAGTATGCTAAAATTGATACTTATAACACTTTAACTAAAGTTGCAACAGTTGTTAAAGAAAGTGACGGAACACCGGGTTGGGAGCAAATTGATGCAGGTAGAGCAATCGAAACCACACTCAATCTAACAACAGCATATTCAATTGAGCCATTAGTAGAATGGGGAGAAGTTGCCGGCGCAACAAAAGGTTGGGCAAGAGCAAATATTGTTAACAGTAGAATTGCAGATATCTGGGTTTATGATCCAGGTAGCAGCTATAGTGTACCTCCAACAATTACTATTGTTGATAATCAAAATACAGTTGATGCAGTTTTAGAAGTATTAATTGGTGACGGTGTACTAGGAGTACCAACATTTACAAACAGAGGTATAGGCTGGGTAAGATCGAGTGCAACAATTGCTGGCGACGGGTTTGCAGAAGAATATCAAACAGGACAGCGTATAAGAGTTTCTGGCTTAACAAGAGAACCGGGTCCCGGGGACAATGTTAGTTTTGATACTATTACTGATGCAATTTACCGACTAGTAAAAGTTGAAAATGTAAGCGGAACAGAACCAAATTTAGAAGCTGATATTTTAGTATATCCAACAATAGAAGCTGAAGAATCACCTAGTCATGACGAACAAATTATTATAACACAGTTTTATAGTCAAGTAAGATTGACAGGACATGACTTCTTAGACATAGGTACCGGCAATGTAAACAGTACAAAATATCCTAATCTTTATCTAGAAGGAATAGATAGCGATAATGCACCGCAACCTCAAAACGAAGTACAAGAAAGCGCAGGAGGTCGTGTATTTTATACATCAACTGACCAAGATGGTAACTTCCGTGTTGGCGAACTATTTGAAGTTGAACAAGCAACTGGCGTAGTTAGTGTTAATGCAAGTCAATTTGATTTAACTGGTCTAACAGAACTTTCGTTAGGTGGCATTAGTGTAGGTGGAACTGCTGTTGTTATTAGAGAATTTAGTAAGGACGCAACCTTTGCGTTAAATTCTAATAACATTGTTCCAACACAGGCAGCAATTGTAAAATATTTAAATACTAGAATCAGCGGAGGTACAGCCGATGCAATTACTAGTAAACTAATTGCAGGAACGGTAACAATGCAATTAGACAACGTAAGTGCAGTACCTCAATTAGACATGCCTTCATTAACATCGTTTAGTGGAGGTGTTTCTGGAAATATGCTGGCAATGTATTATTTCAAACATAGATCTAACAGGGATTTAATTAAATAAAATGTTAAAGCATAAATACAATAAGCAAGAGTTTTGGAGTTAATTTAATGGCTGAGTTTAAATTAGGTAGAATTAGATTTATATATAAAGGTAGTTGGACTGCCGGAACAGTGTACTACACTGACGACATTGTTCGTAACGGTGGTAATACATATGTGTGTATAGCAGGACATACTGCCCCGTCATTGTTTAGTACTTCACAATCAACTTATTGGAATAAAATTTCAGACGGTTCTGAATGGAAAGGCGATTGGACTACTAATACATTATATAAAGTTAATGACATTGTTAAGTACGGCGGCTACTTATATATTGCTAACACAGAACACACATCAGCAGCCACAGCAACTCTAGGACTTGAAGACAGCCAATCAAGTTGGGACTTATTTGCAGAAGGTTTTGATTGGAAATCAGATTGGGCAGTTTCTACAAGATACAAAGTTAATGATATTGCAAAATATAACGGAATATCTTATATTTGTTTAACAGAACATACTTCAGCAGCAACAGAAGCAGACGGTTTAGAACTTGATAGTGCTAAATGGGAAGTATTTGCAGAAGGGTTTGAATGGCTAGGCGACTGGACAATTAACACACGCTATAGAAAAAATGATATTGTAAAATATGGCGGACAACTTTATGTTGCTAATACAGGACATACTTCAGCAGCTACGTTAACACTAGGTTTAGAAGACGATCAAGCGAGCTGGGATTATTTCCATAAAGGAATTGAGTACAAAGGCGAACATGCAGGAACTACTCGTTATAAAATAAACGATGTTGTAAAATATGGCGGCGGCTTGTATATCTGTACAACTGCTCATACTAGTACAACTACATTAGTAGACGATGAAGTAAATTGGACAAATTTTGTTCCAGGATTAGAATTTGAAGATTCTTGGAATGTTGGAACAGCATACCAAGAGGGCGACATTGTATCATATGGTGGTTATTTGTATGTTGCACTAACTAACCATACAGGTACAACTCCTACAACTCCGGCACAAACAGATTGGAGTTTATTTAATACTGGATTTAAACTAAGTGGCGATTGGTCATCTGCTACAGCATACAAAGTAGGCGATGTTGTTAGACTAAATGGATATACATATCTAGCAATAGCCGATAGCACTAATAGTGAACCACCAAGTGCTGATTGGGAATTATTAAACCAAGGTATAGAATGGCAAGGGGCATGGGCGGACGGTACCGCTTACAAATTAGGTGATGCAGTAAGTTATAATAATAACTCTTATATTGCAGTAGCAGCGCACACAGCAGATGAAACAGTTGCGCTAAACAGACCAGATCAAGACGGCGATGGCTCAGAATGGAACTTATTATCAGCAGGCGCCGAAGTAAACGTATTAACTACCGAAGGCGATCTAGTTTATTATGGCGGCTCAGGACCCACAAGATTGCCAATTGGCGATGTTGGGCAGGTGCTACGTGTTGCAGCTAGTGGCGTTGCTCCAGAATGGTCATACTTTGGTGCATTAAACAATATTTTTTATGTAGAAAGTACAAATGGTACAGATTTACCTGCACCAACATACGGTGCTACACTGGATAATGCTTGGAAAACAATACGTTATGCAACTGAACAAGTAGACCAAGGAGCATTAAATCCAAATGCAAAATATTTGTTAGAAATTAATAAATCATTTATACAAGAAGAAACTGTAGAATGGGTTAATTCGCAAATTTCAGGCGGAGCAGGTATATGGTCAGGGTTTACAAATGACAATGTTGCATCATGTCGTAGAGATATGGGTCAAATATTAGATGCTCTAATGTGGGATCTATCACATGGCGGAAATGTTAGAACTAGAGCAGCAGCACTTACATACTTTACCGCCGGAGCATTAATTGCATCAATTGCTGACGAAGATGAACAACTAGTAGCAGCAATTGAATACATGGAAACTGTTATTGATGCAGTATTAAGTAATGTTGCTCCTGCACAAACATACAGTTCATTTACCCAAGTAATAAATGCTAATTATACAGAAGAATCTAACGCACAAACACTAATAGGAAATTTATTAGATATCATTACTGATTCTGTAACAGCAGGAACAGATACTGGAATTCCATCAGAGTTTAAACCACAAAATACAATTTATTTGAAAACAGGATTGTTTACTGAAGTACTTCCAATCATTGTTCCTGAAAATACAGCAGTAGTTGGAGACGAATTACGTTCTACTAAAATATCTCCTGCTTCGGAATTAGTTGATAGTGGAGATACAACTTACAGTTTAGCAGCACTACTAAGACTAAAAGCAGTAATTGGAGATGTTATAACTAATACGGCTGTAACTTCTTCAGTAAGCAATGCAGTGAGCCAAGTAACAACACATCCAGCAGGCGGCGCAGCAGCAGGAACAGCAGCTCAAGATCTTGTTCAAGATATACACGATTATATTGACGATGCTGTTAATGCAGCAGGATCACCTCCAACACTTGCAGGTACTAATACTCCAAATACAACAACAGATTATACATATGCTGTTGAAGTATTAGAAGCAAACAGAACATATCTTGTTGCAGAAATTAGTGCATACATTGCAGATACATATCCTCTATATGTATATGATACAGATAAGTGTGAAAGAGATATTAATAGATATATCGATGCAATAAAATATGATTTAATATATACTGGTAATTATAAATCAGTACTATATGCAACTTATTATGCAAATGCTGTAAACAACTCACTAGATAAAGATATGTTTTACATGCGTAACGGAACAGGTCTGCGTAACTGTACTGTAACTGGATTAACAGGAACACTAGGAAGTGCAAACTCATACGGTACTAAACGTCCAAGCGCAGGTGCATATGTAAGTCTTGATCCGGGTTGGGGTCCAAATGACGATAGAACATGGATTAAAACAAAATCACCTTATGTACAAAACGTAACAACATTTGGTACGGGCTGTATAGGTATGAAAGTTGACGGTGATCTACACGCAGGAGGTAACGATTCTATTGTTGCTAACGACTTTACACAAGTTTTAAGTGATGGTATTGGTGTATGGTGTACTAACCTAGCAAGAACAGAGCTTGTTTCAGTATTCTCATACTATGGACACATTGGTTACCTAGCAGAAAACGGCGGCAAAATTCGTGCTACAAACGGTAACTCATCTTACGGTGAATTTGGTACAGTAGCAGAAGGTGTTGATGCTACAGAAACTGCGATAACTGGTAATATTAACAACCAGTTCTTTGATGCTGTAGTACAAAATGTTGTAACAAATGGAGATGAGATTTTAACACTTGAATACTTAAATGCAGGTATTAATTATACTCCAGGAGGAACAACAATTACTCCAACTGGTGAAGGATTTGGAGCAAGTGTTAATTCTGTAGTAGTTAGAGATGGCGGCGTATATGAAGTAAGACTTTTAGATACAGACGGCACTAGCGAAGGATTATTTGGCGGCGACGGATACATTGATGCAAGAAACACTGCACAAACTGGTACAACTACACAAATTACTATATCTAACACTGACAATAGAACAAGTGCTGCTTATGTAGGAATGGCAATTTGGATTATTGGTGGGACAGGTGCAGGACAATATGCATACATTGATACATATGATTCGGGTACAAAAGTTGCTACAGTTCTTAAAAATAGCGACGGTTCAGCAGGCTGGGATCATGTAACTGGCGCTGCAATTGTATCAACACTAGATGATACAAGTGAATATATTATTGAACCAAGATTAACATTTAGTGCATCACCTAGTGGCGGATATGCAAATATTGCAAAAGCAAGAGCTAGAGTTAGTGATGAAAAAATTGTTGAAATTAGAATTTGGGATCCGGGTTCAGGTTATGTAACAGCACCAACAATGACAATTACAGATCCGAACAACACACCTGTTGGCTCTCCAGCAGTTGATTTACCACACGAAGTGAGAATTGGTGACGGTGTACTAGGACAACCAACATGGACTTCTCGAGGTTCACAATTCCTTACAGCAGGTGCAGAAGTAGTCGGCGACGGTTATATGGATAGATTCCAGCCTGGACAATATATAAGAGTTTCAAACTTAACTGATTTACCACAAGCTGGTTCAAACATTGAGTTTACTGCTTTACCGGGACAATACTTTAAGCTAGTCGCAGTAAGATTTGCATCTGGCTCAGCGCCATTTGACTGTCAACTACAGATATCACCTGAAATTAGTATAACAGATGCACCTGTACACAATGCAGCGTTTGAAGCAAGAATACGTTACTCACAAGTACGTTTAACAGGACATGATTTCTTAGATATTGGCACTGGTAATTTTGCAAATACAAATTATCCAGGTGTACCTTTAATTGATCCAGATCCAACTAAAGAAACAAATGATTTTGGTGGAGGTAGAGTATTCTATACTTCAACTGACCAAGACGGTAACTTTAGAGTTGGTG